GCACTGGTGAGCGCAAACCCGAATTGCGCGAGGTAAGTCGCGATGTTGCACCGGTTGAAAACCGGCACGAGCTGCGGGCTAACACTGACGATGTTGTCGTCTCCGTACATCTTGGTGCGGACGAAACGGCGAAAGTTCTCAAGCGAAGCGTCATAGCCACGCGTCTCGCGCGCGATACCAAGCCATGCACAGTACAAGATAATATAGTTGGCCAGTGTGTTAATGACTGTGGTAGCGGGATTTCCTGAAGGGTGACCATTGAGCGTAGTGAACACGTCTGTCCGGAAAAGGTGAGTCGTATGAGCTATTTCGTCGAAGAGTACCTCGCGTGCCTGTGCTCCTTCGCCGCCATAAAAATCATCCATGATGGAACGGATGGCAGACAGAATCTGGGGACTGATGAGCCGTCGAAGTTGCTGTAGTCGGCGTCGAATGCCGTGGTGCCGACGTCCGCAAGGTACTCATACATGCGCGTCCACTCATATGATTCGGGATTCATACCCACGGCGGAGAATGACTGATGGTGGGTGGCATAGAAGGCAGCAACGAAGTCGCCGCAGTACTTGCGAAACGTGATGACATAGTCGACGGGTGGGATTGTGATAAGCCGGGTCTTGCCCTGCGCGACTTTCTCACTCGGTCGCTTCTCGTCCTTGTACACGTCGAACCAAACTGACTCGATGCGTTCGCGTGCGAGGATGCCGATCTCACGCGCATCAAGGCGTTCTCGTAGTACTTTGTCGGCCACACGAAAGCCTCCCTCAGCCATTGAAAATAGATGGGTCTTGCCCTTAGTGCTCGATTTCATCTTGGCATAAGGTAAGCCAGGTGACGTTGTCATGTCAATGCCGTGGCAATACTCATCGAACTGCGACCCGTTGATGGCTTCATCTTCAGTCCACAGGCGCAGCTTACGGTGCTCGGGGTGTTTGATGATGCGCCCGAGTTCGTAAGAAAGTGCGGCAGTCGCAGCTACAATGTCGGCCTCGGGAAATGGGATGGTCGTTTTCCCGAACTTGGGCACTGAAGCAGCAGCAGGATCCACGCCAGGGTAACGCGGGTCGGTGTTCGTCATAAGCGCGGGCTCGGTCTGGTGCTCGTAAGCATCGTCGAAGATAGGCGACTTGCGTAACGTGGTCTTACGGGGGCACGATGCACTGGCAGCGGGGCTAACTTGCCCATGGCGCAGGATGGCAGTTGGCGGTACGCTGTTAAGGCAGTCATAGTTGGAAATCACCGGCAGCGTTGGCCCCACTACTCCCGCGTCAACTTGCGCCACCACGTGTTCGAGGAACTCACGCGACAGAATAGTCCCGTACGCGAGCCGAGCAGGGTCGGGAGGCCCCCATCCTGCGACGTGAAAACCGATGAGCGGTGCACCGTTGATGTTCCCGGGCTCGAGGGCAAGGGTTCCGCAGTCACCATCACCCACATTGGTTGCCTCGTACTCAAGATGGGTCGACAGCCGGTAGTCGGTCTGGCCATCAGTGTACAGGGTAGCACCCTTGCAGTGTAACGGAGTCGGGGCTATACGATAGCCGTCGCCTTCATGCACAAGCAGGGCCCCGTCGATGGTCCGGCGCCCTGCAAGAGACGCCTCAGTTTGAAAGAGAGGGACGTTGTTAGGGTATGAGTTGAACGACGGTGGCAACATATAGACACAGAAGTCACGCTCCGGGAAGTGGCGGAAATCGTGTTTATGGGCGGTGATGGAAACGCCATTGACGGTAATCAGAGCGCTATCGCGAATCCGGTTGACGAGGTGGCCAGGGAAACCGATGAGTTTTCCTTTGAGAGGGAACCCGTAAAGGCCAGAGGTCCCCACATGCGCCGTGATAACGTGCGGCAAGAGACGTTTGGCGATAGCCTGTTCGTTGTTCTCGGTAGTCCCTCCATGGGCTTGTGGTGCCATGTACGGGACTGCAGGACGATGAGTGGTGCGCCAGTGTATGCCGGACTGTGGGGTGACCGACTCGACTTGCGCTTTTGCAACAGCGGACTTAGTGGCTGCTCGTATTGCCCACAGAGCCCCAACTGCGATGCCCATCCAATTAACCTGAAGCGTGAGATTGGTCGACGTCTTACCAATAAGCGAACAGAACTTGGACCAGCACCCGGTGTCCTCTTTGGGACGCCAACGGGCGCCGGCTACCATCTGTGCGCGGAAGGGCATGATGTTGGCATTAAGAGCGAGTAAGCACTGCTGCTGGAGTGGTG